TGATGGCCTTTGTAAGCCTAATTTTTCAGCACATTCTGTAATTGATTTGAAAGCCATCCGTTTTCCTGTCGGACTAATTGCTATTACCGGTGTCGGCATATGTGTCCTAGGACTGTAATGTTTTCCTCTATTAGAATTGGAAATTCTTTTTCCCCTGGTTCCATAACTATTGTTTTGCTCGTATGTTACCCATTCCAAGTTATTTACATAGTTGTTCTGCTTATTTTCATCAATATGGTTAATACATGGCAAATGATTATCATTTGGTAAAAACGAAATAGCAACAATCCGGTGTACTAAAACAACATCATGTTGACTTTTGCCATCGGGATAAAGATTTACTGTTACATAACCAGTGCTTTTCATCACTCGTTGCATCTTTATATTTTTTGTTTTACGGTTTCTAATCGCACCTAAATTAGAAACCTCGTATCTTGTATAATTAGGAATTACTTTCCATTTTTCTTTAAATGGCATATAATCAACCTCGAATAATGTTTATTTTTGTTATTTACTTTGAGCATTCGTTTTTGCGGAACGAGTGCTCTTTTTTTGATCCATGTGGTTGAGTAGCAGTAGCAGCGCATAAATCATTGGGATAAATAATGCCCCGTCATATGCACCGATTGAACCGCAGTAAACCATCCACGCTCCAAGTGCGAATGCTATCAACCGTGAGTGCAGAACTTCGTTAATCATGACTTCACTTCCTTTCGATGTGATATGCTTAACTCATCTCCTAGTGAAAGGAGGTGAATTGTATGACTGATAAAGAACAACGTGCTCATGATTTGGCAATGCTGATGCTTAGTCATGGTATTAATCATTTAAGTGCTGACGGACAAGGCTTTTCATTTGAAATGTGGGAAAAAGCCGTGTCAGGTAATGCAGATGGATGTGATGCTATTACCGATTACTATCAGCGTGCTTACAGTGGTTTCTTGAAGTCACTTGAAAAGAAAGACTTTTAATTAGGCCAGCTCTTATCGTTGATAGTGAGAGCTAAGATTATTTGAGCAATTTTACTGATTTGCCTATCGGTAAAATTGTTCTTTTTTAATGATTCATAAGTTTTTAACGCACATTTAATTGAGCTGTTTTTAATCATTTATTTTCCTCATTCCTTTAGGTTGAAATACAATCCAATTAATGATGCTGCTAACGTTATTAATTGAAAAAACAGTATCCATGCTGTCATTTAGTCATCTCCTTTCGAGGTGGCTTTTTTCTTTACCTCTTGAAACGAATTCACCAGCACAATCAGCATTGCGATAGCCACTGATGTGAAAAATACTATCTGTGTCAAGCTTCAGCTCTCTCCTTTCGATTCTCGTAGATTGCTCGAACAATCAAGTCACTCAGATTCTTAGGTATCGTTTTTTTAGATAAATCAGGAATAATATTCCCATTCTTGTCTTTATTAATAACCTCCATCTGATCAGCTCCTTTCTTTTGCTATAATCACCTAGAAAGGTGGTGATTACTTTGAATTTAAATATAGAATTACGTCCATTGATGGAATCAGCTTGCCAAACCGCTCTTAAAAAGTTGGATAGAGACAACATTAAGATCGACATGACCAACCCAACAACTCTTATTAATTCCACAGCCGACTCTTGTACTAAGGAATTATCTAAGTACATCAATATGGAATTGAAAAGACAGTTGAGTGAAATTATTGGTCGTGCTTTGAAGAGTTGAATGAGCCTTTAACTACCGTTTTTCCGTCTAGGCTTACCGTAACTTCCTCAACAGGCATGTCTATATCAATTTCATCTGGTACGCATTCAATCGTTAATTTAGGCTTGGCTCCAGCTGGCATATCAAGTTTCAAGCTAGTAACGCCATGTCCTAATTTTTGACCGTTAATGTATACTGCAGATTCAAACGAATAACCACAACTGCTTTGATTGGTTATTCGTTTTTTTATTTGTAATTTAATTGGTTTCATTCGTTGCCTCTTTTTAACAGTTATTCAATATTTTTAACTGTTTTTACTAAGTTTTTTGGTATTAGTAAGTAATAAAATAGTATCCTCTGTTGTTCCTAGTATTTTCGCTAACATTGGAACGTATTTAGGATATGGACTGCTGTTTTCTCTTTCCCAGCTCGAAACTGTTGGTGTTGTTACTCCTAACTTTTCAGCCAAATCTCCTTGAGTAAAGCCTTTCTTTAATCTCAATGTTTTAAGAGTATCTGTCATGTGCTCACCTCTTTCTTAAGAACAATTATATAATACAATATTACTTTTTAATTTTCAACTATTTTATCAAAAAACTTTTTAAAAGATACAATATTTCTTTATAAAGATTATAATTACTATATAAATAGTTTTTAATTTGAAAAGAGGGATCTATATGTCCACAGGTTCAACGATCCATGATCTTAGAAAAGAAAAAAGAGTATCTCAGACCGAGCTTGCAAAAATGGTGCACGTTTCTCAAGCCACAGTTACCGCATGGGAAACTGGTAAAGCCGAACCTTCTAGTAGCGCTCTTAATTCGCTTGCAAATTATTTTAATGTTTCTTCTGACTATCTTCTCGGAAGAACAAAGGAGCGTAATCCCGAGTCTGGTGACTTCTTTGATATCATGTCCTTTGATGGTCAACCATTAGATGAACACGATAAGAAATTACTTGCTGACATTTACAGAACCATTCAAGCTAACAAAAAGAAGTGATCGTTATGAATGACATGGAGAAAATACAAGCCATGTTATCCGAACGTGATGTTAGAGTTGTATACGGTCCTTTTCATAAACGTGCCTTTTATCATCCAGAAACAAACAATATTTACTTAAGCACTTTAATAAATAAAACCGAGCTTGATTTCCACGAAGCATTTCTACATGAGGTTGCTCACGTAGCTAAGCATTACAATATGCTTGAACTATATAAAGCCTCAAAGGTTGCTCATTACAAGATGGAACATGAAGCCGAAGAATTTAGGATCAATTGTTTAGTTAGAGAATATGTTGCCGAGTACGGCACCGATCACGATATTAATATCTATAATTTTATGGATGATAATGATATTAGTTCATGGGATGAAAAAGACGTTCGTTCTGCTTTTAATAAAGAACGTAGAAAATTAAATAATTAGATAACTTATAACATGGTTCCGTTTGTCACATAGTATTAAGACTAAGCGTAGAAAAGTCAGTCCAAATACTGATGACGATAAAAGCTGAAATTATGAGGAGTTATTGAAATGAAAAGAATACTGCTTGCTATAATTTGCTTAATAACATGTTTATCATTTTCCGTCAATGCATTAGCTGATAATTCTAATACTAATGCTAAGTTAGAACAGTCGTTAAATGATTTTGCACAAAACGATAAAGAAGCCGATTTTGATTCTGCTTCTGTTAAAGGTAAAACAATTACACTCAAAGTGGCTGATGACTATATTGAAGCTCCTGTTAGAAATGGTGGTCGACGCTCTTTTCTACATCATCTTTACAAACAAGTAACTAAGATTCAGAAGCAAAACGGTACAAAATATTCAATTATTATTAAAGATGATTGGACCGGCAAATTTGCAAAGATGAACTACAAGGGTAAAGGCTGGTACACACTTTACGGGCATGGTAGTGAAAACGAAACCGAAAAGTGTAACTTTGCAACTTTAGAAGATGGAGATATGTAGCTTAAAGTCATTAATTTAGTATGGAGGGTATTGTCTTGCTTAAAATGATCCTTTGGATATGCATACTCACATTAGTCTTTGCGGCATTTATGAATTTTCTGCCCTATATTTTAGTAATAGCTGGATCTATTGCTATTTACTGTGTTGGGTATCGAATAATCAATTTTGCTAAACATAAAAGATAAAAAACTAAACCGGTCGATTTCGACCGGTTTAAAAAGAACGCAAAAAGAACATACGTACGAAAGGAGAATAACATGAAAGTCGCTCTTTACGTGAGAGTTTCAACCCTAGAACAGGCTGAAGAAGGATACTCAATTAGTGAACAAAAAGATAAGCTAAAAAAATATTGTGAAATCAAAGATTGGAAAATTACTAGAATCTACTCAGATCCCGGCTTTTCCGGTTCAAACTTAAATCGGCCCAGTATGCAGCAACTTATTAAAGACGCTGGAACGGGACTTTATGATGCTGTCCTTGTTTATAAGTTAGATCGCCTTAGTCGAAGTCAAAAAGACACTTTACATTTGATTGAAGATATATTTCAGAAGAATAATATTCACTTTATTAGTCTTTCTGAAAACTTTGATACTTCAACTGCTTTTGGTAAAGCAATGATTGGTATTCTTAGTGTATTTGCACAATTGGAGCGTGAGCAGATCAAAGAACGTATGATGATGGGTAAAGCTGGTCGAGCAAAAGCAGGTAAAATCATGGCTTGGTCTAACATTCCGTTTGGTTATGTAAAAGATAACGATACTTACAAAATCGACCCTTTAAGAGCCAATATCGTTAAGAAAATTTATAGTATGTATTTAGCCGGAGATTCAATTACTAGAATTTTTAACCGTCTTAATGAAGAGGGACACGTTGGTAAAGACATAAAATGGTCATATCGTACTGTTAGACAGATTCTTGGAAATGCTTCATATACAGGCGTTGTTACTTATCATGGCAAGTCATACCCAGGAAAACATCAACCGATTATCGCAAAAGATATTTTTGATGAAGTACAGCGGCAATTAAAAGTTAGGCAAATTGAAGCTGAAAAGAAGTTCTATGCCCACCCATTCCAGTCTAAATATATGTTATCAGGACTTCTAAAATGCGGATATTGTGGTGCTACGCTCGTTATCAATAAATCGCATCGCAAGAATAAGCCACCACGTTGGCGATACAACTGCCCGAATACTCTTTCACGTAAGCATGTTAGGACTTACGCTCACAAAGATATCGATTGCCTGTTCAAATTTATCTACCGCGATGAAATTGAAGAACTTGTAATTAGTGAAGTTAAAAAATTAGCCCTCAACCCTCAAAGTATTACAGAAGATTATGAACAGCATGATGAAGAGCAGATTGACGTTGAAGCAATCAAAAAAGAACTAGCTAGCATTAAGCGCAAACAAGATAAGCTAGTTGACCTATATCTGATTGCTGACACGCTTAACATTGATGAACTGAATAATCGGTCAACAAAATTAAAAGAGCAACAGAAAGCCTTAGAAACAAAATTACGGCCTACTCAAAAAGACGATAATAAAATTATCGATTTTCAAAAAAACTTAGCAAAAGCAAAAGATATTGAAAACTTAGATTATGACAAGCAAAAATTCATAATCAATCAATTAGTTAGTTCTATTGATGTCACAAACGAAAATGTAACGATTAACTGGGATTTCTAGTTAACTGTTATTTTTTTGAATAGATTTAGAGAGTGTAATTTCAATAACGTTCTCTAAAACTATTAAAAAATAATTTTCTACATTAAATTAGGATTGTAAAATACAAAATAACCCGACACCTCAAATGAAGTGCCGGGTTATTTTGTACCACTCAAAAATCAGTATAGCATACTTTTATCGGTGCAATTTAACGTTGCTTTGCACCGATAATAAAAAAGAGCCTTCATTGCGAAGACCCTCTGGAAGAATACAAGCAGATAAGCTGGTTAATTCTTACCCTTTTGTACTTCAAGATACGTTTTAATTGGTGGGGGCGTTCTCGTCCTCGCCGTACTAGTCTACTTACTTCTTAAGTAGTCATATTAGCCAATCAGCAGTGGAGGCAAGCATCCCAACTACTGATTGGCTTTTATTATACCTGTTTACGTTTTTTAATTAAAAGTGTAAAAGTGAATACATAATGTAAAAATGCTGTTATATCAGCGTTTCACCGTAAAATTCAGTAAATTACAATAATGAACAGATTTATAAAGTAAGGGGTGTTAACCTTTTGCCTTTTTTGAATAAAAACGTAAAGTTATAGGCTAACTCTTGATGTACAGATATTCCTACATCAATGCAACTAAACTACAATATTTCTTTAATTTTGCAACCAACGCAAAAAATCCCTAGCAGTAATTGCACACGCAACTACCACTAGGAATTGATTTCTATAATTGAATTGTTTGACCAACAAAAATCATGTTCGGATTAGCAATGTGATTCTTGCTTGCTAATGCCTGCCAAGTAGTCCCGTGAGCTGAAGCGATTCCGGATAAGGTATCGCCACTTTGAACCGTGTAGGCGTTAGATTGACCAGTATCACCAAGCACAATCTTTTGACCAACATAAATCACATTAGGATTGGCGATGTGATTAAGACTTACTAAACCAGAAACAGTTGTGCCAAACTTGCTGGCAATTCCGCTTAACGTATCGCCCGCTTGAACATAGTAAGTATTCTGTGGTGATGCATTACCGGTTACCTTCAATACTTGGCCCACTTGAAGCAAGTTAGGATTGCCCAGACTGTTAATTGCTGCTAAGTTTTGCCAAGTTGTATTGTACTTTTCGGCAATTCCGCTTAGGGTATCGCCTGATTGCACAACATATGTCCCGGTAGCTGGTTTACCAACATGTTCTGCTGGTTGCGGTGCCGGAACTGGAGTACTTGGTACACTACCGCTTGCTTCGCCAGTCGTAAAGGCGCCGTCAAAATCAAGGCTGGTGTCAATCCCCATAATACCGTGATCGGTATATTGCCAAGCGTTCGCATTATCAATTCCGAGTGAAGTAACCCCATAGCCAGCAACCCACTTCTTCCGGTTGCCAAAGCCATGACTATTTAGAATGCCACCAGTAAAGAAACTCCGCATTGAGTAGACACCGGTACTCTTATAGCCAAGCGCTTCTACTTCTTGAAGAAAGGCTAAGGTAGCCCCTTGATAGTCACTAGCTGAATTAACTTCTGCATCATCAATCATTAGCGTATCGTCATACATACCAAACTGCCGAGCAACCTTAACAAAGAACCGAGCTTCATTTTGTGCATCTGGAATTGAAGTATAGCGAGCAAAGTGATAGCAAGCTACCCGTAAGCCCACCGCAAGTGCATTGCGAATCTGTGCGGCTGCTCGTGGGTTAATGTAGTTAGAGCCATCTTCACTACCTTCAGTTAGCTTTACAACGACTCCTTGTGCTCCTTGATTCTTAGCTGCTTGAAAAAATGCTACCGTATCTGGTTGGTAACTTGATACATCAATAAACGGATTACGAACTGCCATTTTATGCGACCTCCTTTGGATCAATTGCTTTTGCTTTACCGTCCGGGACAAGAACAGTCCCTTTTTGTCCTGACTTGTCCGCCTTTTCTTTCGGATTTGTGGTAGGCGTTAATGGTGACTTTTCATAAGCTGCTTGAACGGCTGATTCAATTGCTTTGACATCAACATTAGTAAAACCATGCTTAGCCAAGACGTTTTGAACAATTGTGGTTGCTTGATTGAACTTGTCATTGCCAGACATCTGAGCATTAACCAGTGAACTAACTGCTGTGTCAGCTACTTGTTCAATGAAGCTCCATAGTTCCCGTGACTGAGCTGTCTTGGCGTGCAAAGCTTTAGCATGGATTAGGTCCTTTACATATTTGAAGGCATAAAAAATAGCGGTTGAGATGACCGCTGTTATCACATATTCAGGAATTGTGTTAATGATTGTACTTACCATCATTATCATGTCCTTTCTTATAATCATCACTTAACTTATAGATATAAGGTTTAACCCAGCTAGGTAATGGAAGCCCCATTTGACCCCAGTTCTCCACAATGGAAACTGCATAGTACAAAATGTAGAAGGAAACAAAAGCGTCCCCTGCGCTCTGCATTCCGTTAGCATCTAGCATTGGATAGAGTGTCAAAATAACTAGGATTAAAACCCCGTGTTTTATTAGACCAGTTGTTCCCTTGGTCGAAGTTGTTCTCTTAGTAACTAAGCTCTTAGCGAAGCCCGTAATGATGTCGATAATGACTGCCCATACGAACAGCCAAATCAATCGGTTATCTTCCATATTCTGAAAGTGCATAAAGTAAAGCTCATGATAAGGAACAGGTGCAGTAAGTAACTGCATGCATTGTTTACCTTCTTTCTAAAAGCCGCCCATAATAAAAGCCTCGCTGCCAATGCAACGGGGCTTCTTTATGTATTGTGTATTTCCTCGGCGACTATGTGTTAGCTATCTAGGCAACGTAATCAACGCCTGTCAGTTCCTTATACTGATTTACGTCAATTCCCATACCAACGTAAACCTTGTAATATTGTGGATCATGGTTGCCCCAATCGTTCCAAAACATCTTTACCATATCTAATGTGCTCATCATAATTAGTTACTCCCTTTCTTTAAGTCCGTAACAGTTGCTTGTTGCTTCATAATCATCTTTTGCATTTGCGTCAGGTTTGCCTGTTGCGCCATGACCATCTTTTGCAACTGGGTAATATTGGCTTGTTGAGCCATCAACAATTGTTGGCCCTTACTTGGTTTAATGTTAGCTTGTTGCTGGGCGATTGATGCCGCTACTTGTTGTTGGAATGTTGCATTATCCATTCCGCCAACCCACTCAGTACCATTGAACTTTTGATAGCTCTTAGTGGGATCTGGTGCTACCGTTGTCGTATATGGCGGTAAATTATTGGCATCAACGACTTCAATTTCAGCTAATAGATACCCGTAATGTTGATCATACATAAATGCTTTCATCCGATTTCACCTCCTATTGTTCAACTGTAAGGTTCAACAGTGCCCAATTATCCCAACGATTACCTGCCCATGCTCGATAGTAAAGTACCGCACCAGCTCCAAAAATAAACTGGGCCTTGGTCTGATTTTTGCCCCCATATTGAACAATCCAGCCCCATTCAGCACCACCACGAATACGCTTAGGCCATGATGTTTCATTTGTTGAAATTGGTTTGTCTTGCCAGAAACCAAATGGATAGATTCCAGGCTCTAAGTTATCTATATTAGGATTATCGTTCCCAATAAAATTACCAATTTTCAGCGTCTTATTATTCAACGTGTCTAATTGATTGTCTTGACCAATATTCTCTTCAAGTAGTTTGTTAAAGTTTTCAGCAATCTTTTCTGCACCTAAGTCCATACCAGTAAAGATGCTTGCAATATCTTTTGCTGTTATTGCCATTAATTATCATTCCTTTCCCTTATAGTAAAGAGCCTTGTAGCCTTCAAAGACTCCAAAGCTCTTGTCTGGTAGTTGTTTCATTGTTAAGCCATCGCTCATCAAGTTAAAACTGTTAGTGATCTCAATCGTGCTCGTCCCGTTAGCCGAGCTAATTACCTTTGCTGGGATAATTTGTCGATTGCCACCGCCGAACATACCCTTGGGTTCCGTCCCAATCGGGACTAATCCTAAGGCATATTCAAGGTAGACTAACGACACCGTTGCTCCAGTAGTTAAGCTAACTGGCACCTTAACTTGAATTCCACGAGTTTTAACCGTCAGGCTCGCCCTTGGACTTTCACGGAAGCCATTAAAGGACGCTACTGACAAGTTATAAGCAGTATTGGGAGTTAATCCCGTTACTTGATACTGCTTATTGCTCACGGTAGCGATTAGCTGGTCACCATTTCTGATTCGATACTGCATTCATCATCAGTCCCAACTTAAATCAATTGAATTTGCCGTGACATTACTTGCGGCTAAGTTGGTCACGTTAACCAGCGCTTCGTAAACCGTTAAGCTAATCACGTTAGAGACCTTTTCACCAATCTTTGCGGTAATGGTTGCCGTACCGGGAGCAATCGCTTTGACATTACCTGCACCATCAACCGTTGCCACTTGCGGGTTTGATGAGGTCAATACTGCTGCACCGTCAGTTTCATTAGCTTGGGTAATCGTAACGGTAACCTTAGCGGTTCCACCAACTTCAAGTGCTGTATTGTC